AGATTGCCACAGAAAATATTAAACTGTTTTCGGTTAGCTTAGCGCCCGACTTCGATGTCGTTATAATCGTTTTCCTTCGATCTTCACCTACATCCTTTTCAGGTTCGGTGGTATAAATGTTTTTGGTTAGCTTAATCGCCCGGCTTCGTAGCCGTTATAATCGTTTTCCTTCGATGTGTGGTGGTATTGTACTTTATGCGGGTGTGCGTTTGTCTATCTTGCGTATAACCTTCCCCTCCTTGTTGTGTGTCTTTCGCAACGCGGTTGTGAGCTCTTTTAGAGGGGGAGGAGCGCGATTGTGCTGGTGATTAGGTCCAGGTCCTCGCCCAGCTCCTCCAGCATTTCGTACCCTGCCTCCGCCTCCTTGATGGGAAGGAGGTCTGGGAGGAGCGCTTCGGGAGCGCGTGTTAGCTGTGTACTTAGGTGCTCGAGAGCGCGAGCGGGATTGAACCGCTGGTGTTTTCGTTTTCTCCCGTGCGGAATGCCTCCCTCCACCAGAATGTTCAACCATCTTATCAGCAGAGTTGATCTCAACTGCCTCGCCCTTGAGCGCGTCAATCGCCTCTTTGTCAGCACCGGATGCAGATGCAGCAGCGGCCGCCTTTTCGCCGCCCTCGTTGTAACGGGCAGGTAGCGAATCTGGACACATGTTGGTCACGATGCTCAGTGACTCTAGTGCGGCGTTATCAGCGGGTGCGGGCACACGCATGAGTGGGCAGAACAACGAGCCCTGGACCGGTTGAACCTCAAACCCTTGGATGGTCTTGGCGTTGACGAATGAGGCGGCGTCTAGGTTATCAAACCAGACGTAGTGCCACTGGAAGTCACTCCATGGCAGGTCCTGTATGGCCTGATCAACCTTGGTGAAGTCGCCGCCAGTGCGGTCAACGAAGTAGTTGAGGTACCAGTCACCTGCGTTATTGCGCGTGGTGTAAGCGCAGAACATGAGGTTGGTGATGCGACCAGAACCTGCGGTCACCTCTGTGCTCTTGTAGAGGTTGACCGGTTGCGTAGGGAAAGAGCGCACAAAGGCGCCCTCCTTCGCAGGTGTGCTGGTGAACCCAGGACTGGAGAGTGTGATGTCGCTGATGTCACGAATGCCGTGGCCGAGGCTAACAACCTGGATCAGGATGTCAGTCACGACATATGGTGTGGGCCGGCGCACGGGTAGTGTTGCATCATTGAG